ATATATCATAATTAATAGTAGTCTTATATGATTCATAAGAGTCTATTACTGCTTTACAAGCATCAATACATTCTTTATAGTAATTAAAATTAAAAAAACGTAATATAATATAATTAACTATATATTCTATATTACATATAGGTTTAAAATAATTATTAAGCATTTGTTTATAATCTCCATATGATCTTTCAATATCATTATAAAATTCATCTAATACTTCTAAATAGAATGGTTCTTCACCGTGTCCAAAACCTAAATTAGTAGTATTTAATACAATTTCTTTTAATCTATTAAGAATATTTAAACCAATTGTAGTAGGAGTTGTAAAAAAACCACCACATACAATCCAAGGATATACGTTATAATATTCCCTTTTATTATTCTCTAATTTATATTTTTTATCTTGAACATTTAAGATTTGAATATGAAACTTATCTGAAGTGTTTGCAAGAATATTTAAAAAAATATTTGTAGTTATCCCTTCTGATAATCTGCAGAAATTTTGCCCAACAAATACATCAATCCACGCAAATTTATCACTATTAAAATAGTTATTAATAATTGCTTGATATACAAAATCAAACTTATTACACGTTAATGCATGTGTTTCAGAACAAGTCCTTTCATCTTTAGTTGGCCAATAAATAGTTCTATTATATTTAATCTTATCAAGTAAATTAATACCAGCCCAAGTATCTTCTAATTCTTGTACAATTATTTGTGTTATATGTAATAAGTTATATTGTTCTCTAAGAGATTTAATATCATTATATATACAAGAATTACAATAGATTACTAAATAACAAGGGATTTGCATTAATGGGGTAATATTTGAGATAATTTCATTTCTATTTCTGGATTTATTATGATATTTAGTTAAATCATAACAAGCAGTAACTACAGTACATTTAGGAATAGATGCCATATATTAATTAAATACTATAATATTAAATTAATTTATATTCTGTTTAGGATAATAGATATGTCTGAATCTAAAAGTGGAATGGAAGAGGAAATGGTAGGTGGTGGTAAATCAAAGATAAAAGTCTATCATTTAAAACCTATAATGAGCAATGATGCAATAAAAGCAAGAGAAGGTACATATTTTGATGAGAAGGATATAAAAATGTTAATTGATCATGATGCAGATGTATATATTCCTGATCCCGATAATCCAGGTAAGGAAAAGATTTTATTAAAACTACGAAAAGGTGTTTTTCCTAAAGAGTTAACGGATTTAGCGTGGGATGCATTTCATAAAACAGCAGCAGCATCAAGAAATCGTGGTGCAGCAGCAGGCCCAATTGATTTAAAGAGTATGTATTGGAAAAAGAGAAAACCCGTTCAAATTGATAAATGGGGAGCCAGATATATGCAAGATGGTAAAGTCTCAAAAATGCGTGTTAACAATAATGTATATTCAAGCGTATTAGGTTATTTTGAAGAAACTCCTTTTATGAAATTACCTTGTCGTTTAACAACATATACACAGACATATTTTAATTATTATAGAAAAGGTTTACCATTTATAGTCGCAATAGATAAACAATTCAAAAAATTAATTCCAGATAGACACAAAAAACAATATGAAAGAGCTAAGAAAAAAAGTTTCTATCAAATCGAAGATACTGCTTTTAGTTCATTAACAATTAACAGAAATTTCCGCACAGCATTACATCAAGATGCAGGTGATTATAAAGAGGGATATGGTAATTTATCTGTAGTTGAACGTGGTAAATATCACGGCGGCTATACACTATTTCCACAATATGGAGTTGGTGTAGATTTAAGAACAGGCGATTTCATTGCAATGGATGTACATGAATGGCACTGTAATTCAAAATTATATGAAACTGCTGATGATAAAAAATATAATAAAGATTTACCAGAAGTATTTAGACATGATCCAAATACTGGTACTATGGGATCAACTGATAAATATTCAAGAATATCATTCGTATGTTATTTAAGAGAAAAAATAATTGAATGTAAAGATAAAGAAACAAAAGAATATTATAATAGAATTAAGTTAGATCCAATTAAAGGTTTTAAAACAAAGAAAAATAAGAAAGATAAAAGTGGTAAAACTAGCGCAATAACTAGAAAAAGTAAAAAGGATGTAGAATAACAGGAGAATGGCAAGTACCATTAATAATATTTTTAGTCGTTTAGGTGCACCTGCAGCAACAGTTTCATCCCCGACACTAAGTAAACCAATTAATACAGGTATTAAACTAAATAATTCAAGTGTATCATCACTAAAGCCTTCATCTTCTTGGGGAAGAATAGTAGCATATGTATTAGCAATAATAGTTGTAATAATTATTTTATTATTATTTGTGCATTATTTCATAACTCCTGTATTTAAAATGCACCCTGGCGATCCCGGTTACATACCATTACCAGGGTATGATGATGGTGTATTATATTGGACTACTAGTTCATCATTTATTAAAAACAGTGATACAATAATTAGTTCATCTTCATTTAATTATTCATTAATAATGGATTTATTTATACAAAACCCATTACAATTTGCTAACTTTGATAGAGTCTTATTTACTCGAGGTGCATTATTAAATGAAAAGCCACAAGGTGATACATTAACTGGTATAATGAATAATTATAACTTAGTTGTTGCATTAACACCTGATACAAATGATTTAATTGTGTCAGTATTAAATACAAATAATAATATGGAAAATATTTTAATACCAAATGTACCTGTACAAGAGCCATTTAGATTAGGTATAATATTTATGGAACAAGCATTAGAAGTATATATAAATGGAAAATTAGCACAAACAAGAGTATTTAGTGCAACTCCTAAAGCTGTAACTGGTGATATAATGGGACCAAATGGTCCAAATGCTACTATTGCATTAATACGTAATTTAAAATTATGGAATAGAGTATTATCAACTGCTGAAATAAGATATAGTCCACCTGCAATGATGACTGCTGCTGCATTTGGAGCACAGCCAATGCCTTCGTCATCATCCTGTCCTACATTAACAAATACAGAACAACGCTTAGAAAAATTAAAACCATTTTAGGAATTAATTCTATATGTAATGTAATATTTGATGTGAAAATGTAGCTTGGGGCCAATTTGCTTTATATAAATCTTCATCAAATGTAAGTTTAATATAATTAGGTCTAGATAATTGTTCATTAATTTTAAACCAGTAAATACTATCACTATTACCAGTTGATAATATTAGTTTATTATATTGTGGTTGATATTCAATATAATAAGGTATTTGTTCATCTTGACAGTAGAAATGGAATTTAATATTCGTAATTACTTTATATTTTTTAGAGATATATTTACATAGGTTTAACCACATATTAATCTTATCTTGAGTAAAATAAAATAGGATTTTATGCCAATCTGAGCCAGTATTCATAAAATCAGAAAGTGTAAATGATGTTACATTATCATCTTCTGTTATAAAAAATCCTGAATTTTCCCAGGCTACAATATCTTCTGGAGATAATTCTGAAAGAATAATAATATAGTCTTCAGGTTTTCCTGGTGTAACTGTTGCAAATAGAGGTGTTGAACAAGTGCCCATTATAACACTTGATTTAATTAACCTTTAAGCCTTTCTAAAAACTATATTTTCCCATAAAGTATTAATAGAGATGTCACTTACGGCGTTAATTATATTTGGTATTTTACTAATTTCATTAACTTTATACATAATTATTTATGTAATTTATCCTATGACATCTGTTAATGATATATTACCAAATATGACATCATTATCATCAAGTCAAGATATTTACTTTTCAGATAAGGTATCAAGTACTTTATTAACAACTAGTGGTTCAACTGTAATGGGATTTTTTAAGCTTCTAGAAAGCGGTGATAGAACTATTAAACTACAAAATACTCTAGAATATGCACCAGTATTATATGTAACAAATAATTGGTATTTAGAAGTATCACCTGCCCCAATAGGTTCAACAGATACAGCTGCCCGTTTAAGGATTAGTACAAATAAAACATCAACATCATCTGGACAGGATGAAATTATAGAGTTACCAGCAATTCCTAAACAAAAATGGACATTTATAGCAATAATTCGTGATGGGCGACGTTTTGATGTAATTTATAATAATAAGATTGTAGCATCACAGCGTTTATCTGAATATCCTGTAATTATACCATCATCATTAACAATTGGAAATACAGGATTAAGTGGATCAGTTATACATGTAATGGTACAAGGAAATGCAATGACTCCATCCGATATAGAAAAAGAGCGTTTATCAAGAATTGATACAAATGGAACAGTGTTAGAAGATAATAAAATAGATTTAAGTATCCCAGGAATTAAAATATTAGCTCAATGTCCTTCCGGATTACCCTGTGATCCTATTACAAGTCCTCCTCCAGATAATTTATTAAAATGGTCAACACCATATGCTTAAAATAAGAGTATTAATATTATCCTTATAATTGACAGGAAAATGAACAACGCTGGAACTTCAAATTCACCTTTAGGTAAATTATTTAGCATAATTATTGTAATTGGTGGATTAATAGGATTATATTATCTATATCAATATCTATTTGGACCACGCACTGTTAATAGTACAGAACTAATAACAAAGACGCAATCAGCAAATATTACAAAACCTATTACATTATCATCAAATAGTATTCCACTAATCTATGAAGGCGGTGAGTTTACAATATCAACGTGGATATATGTATCAAACTGGTCTTATAGAACTGGAATGAATAAACATATCTTAAGTATTGGTGGGCCATCATTTGATACTATTAGAATATACTTAGGTGGAAGAGTACCATCTGTACAAATACGATTACAGACAATGGAAGTATCATCTGTAAATAATACAGTTCAATCTGGAAGTTCATCTGCCACACCATCATTAAGTATGACAAATAATAAAATGCCTACATCATCTGTACCTGTAGAGAATTTAGCTAAGGCAACTGAGAATGCAACATTTAATATATTACAGACAGATTCTGGTTTATTAGACGGCTCACCATTATGCGATTTACCTCAAATAGATTTACAGAAATGGATTAATTTAACAGTGGCTGTAAATGGTAAAACAGTTGATGTATATATGGATGGTAAATTAGCACGTTCTTGTGTATTACCATCGTTTTTTAAAGTGGATACAGGTGGTTATAATGCAACATTATTAGCATACGGTGGATTTGGTGGAGAAATTTCAACAACAAGAATGTATGATGTAGCATTAAACCCTGAACAGGCTTACAAGAATTATATGGCAGGCCCTGAACCAATTACTAATTTATTAAGCTGGTTTAAATCATTCTTTACACCATCAGATACTCTATAAAGTGCTTATTGGATAAAGAAGGCAAAAATAGGCACTTTTTATAAAAAGTAAAATAATAGGTAAAATAGAATGGATTTAGCTACAAGTAATGCAGCAAGATTTAATGCCGTTCAAGGGCCCGGCCTTGTGCCACAATTATTATTAGGTTTTACTATTACGGTAGTTTTATATTTAGCATTTATGTTTATAGAGATTATTTATAAATATATTAAACGTCTTGGTATGAATCGTACTGAATTAATGCCTATAACATATAATGCTGAAGATAAATCAATAACTGTCTCACAAGATCCTAATGTATCAGGTTCAAACCCAACATATTTTTCAGACAATGAACGTTCAGGAATAGAGTTTAGTTATTCATTTTATTTAAATGTAAATCCTGCCACGTTTAGAAATGAGAAAGGATTATTACACGTATTCCATAAAGGATATGCTACTCAATTTCCATTATTAGCTCCAGGTGTATATTTACATTCTGATACAAATACATTAAGAGTGTATATGAATACATACAAAACTTGGAATAATTATGTAGATATTGATAATATTCCGGTTGGTAAATGGGTGCATTTTGCAATTGCAGTTACAAATGATGCAATGGAAGTATATGTAAATGGTAATTTAGCTAAGAAATTATCATTTGATGGATATACTCCTTATCAAAACTTTGAAGATTACTGTTGTTTTAGTCAACGTAGAATAACAATTTCACATAGCACAGTCCCTTCAGTTGATGATACAGGGTTCGATGTATTTGGCAGTTTTAAGGGTATGTTAAGTAAATTATATTACTTTAACTATGCACTATGTTATAGTGAAATTAATAAATTAATGAATGAAGGTCCATCAAGTACAATAAATTCAGCAGCTACGACAACAAACATACCACCCTATCTGGATGATACTTGGTGGTCACAAGGATATTAATGCGCTTTTTAGGAAAAAGCGCCCAAAAATAAATATATTATTACATTATTTAAAAAAGTTATTTAAAATAGAATATGGGTTTAAAAAAACAAACTCGACGATTGAAGCATAAAAAGCAAAGAAAACGTACTCATAAACGTAGAAAAGGTGGTAATAACAATATTAATACTCAATATGATAATAGACGTAGCAATTTAATAAATGTGTTACAAAATATGATAGATGATCTTCAACAAAGAATTAATAATGGAGAAGAAGAAATTGATGTAATGGATTATATTGACCCACTTCAAGGGCCTTTAATGACTGAAGCTGAAGAAATTGATGCTCATTATGAAAATCGTGATATGCTAGATATGATACTTCAAAGAATGAATGATGTACACGATATGCTTGGAATGTTTAATCCTAATGGAATGAATGAAAACAATAGAAATAATAATGAAACAGAAACTTTACCAAATAATAATAGATACCATAATAATAATAATAATAATAACAACAAAATGTCTGTAATGGGAAATAATAATAATTAAAATAATATAAATATATAAATTTTTAATATGTGGATCTAAAGATCTATATATTAAATGATAGTAAATTAGTAATGCCTGGTGGCGGTTTATATTCTTTAGTTGCTTACGGGGCACAAAACGTACTTCTAAGTGGTAATCCTGATTTTACCTATTTCTACAAGACATATAAAAAATATGCTCATTTTGCCGAAGAATCAGTAACTTTTGCAATGGATGGTCCACAGGATTTACAATATGATCAACCAATCCAAGTCCGTTTTAAAATACAACGTGTTGCAGACTTAGTACGTGATATGTATTTTGTATTTGATTTACCTGATATATATTGTAAGTATATTGATTTACAGACTTATCAGCCACAGAGATCAGCACAATATAATTTTGCGTGGACTAATTTTATAGGGTGTCATATAATACAAAATATAGGATTTTATATTGGTGGTCAAAAAATTCAGGAGTTTGATGGAGATTATATGACAGTTAAAGCACAAGCAGATTTAGATGCAGATGCATATGCTAAATGGTCTAAGTTAGTAGGAAATATTCCAGAATTATATGACCCTGCAAATGGAATATATAGAGGTGGATCAAGTGGTTTACCTGCATATCCTTTAGTATATAATACAAATGGCCCTGCAGGGCCAACACAAGGAAATGTAAATAGACCGTCAATATTTGGTCGAAGAATTCAAGTACCATTACCCTTTTGGTTTGCTGAATCAACATTTGAGGCATTACCCTTAGTATCGCTACAATTACACGAATGTGAAGTACAGATTACTCTAAGGCCAATTAATCAACTTTATAGAGTTTTAGATGCAAATGGATATTCGGTTGCACCAGGATATCAATATAATCCATCACCTCAGACTTTACAGCCTGAAAATGTATATTATACATCAGTGTCTGATATAACTGATGTTACAATAAACAATTTTTTAACAGATATAGGAGTTCCTAAACCATTAATAAATACTTGGCAATTAAATCCTCGTATACAGTTGACGTATGTATATTTAACAGATGAAGAACGTGCACAATTTTCAACAGAAGCATTACAGTATCTAGTAAGACAAATAACACGTTATAATTTCATAGACATAACAAGTAGACAAATTGTAGAATTAGATACACATAATCCAATAAATCGTATAATGATAATACCTCGTCGTTCTGACTCAGTATTATATAGAAATCAAGTAGATAATTATTCAAATTGGATTGATCCTAATAAAGCGCCATTTATCCCTCCAGGAGGTGGATGGGGGCCAATAGTATTAACATCTGCGACTGGGCAATATGTATTAAATGGACAACGTCCAATCCTACAAGGTTTACGTATTTTAGGAGATGGTAATGAATTACAAGAAGAAAAACCAATAGACTACTTTACACAAGTAGTACCTTGGAAGTATTTAACTGGGGTTCCAGATGAAGATTTAGTAGTATACCCATTTGGATTACATTCACCTAGCACACAGCCAGATGGAAGTATAAATAGTAGTAGAATTAAATTATTTCAAATAGATTTTATAGTTAATTCATTACCTGCAAATACATTATATCAATATGAGTTTGAGGTGTATGTAGAAAATTATAATTGGGTTAATATAGCAAGTGGTATGGGTGGTCTTAAATATGCTCTATAAATTATTCTATATTTGGTTGAATTATATTATTTTTTTTACTACAACTTTTAGATATATCACAACAAGGAGACCAGTATACAATACACATCATTGAAGTCGATATCATAATCATAATAAATGATATTAATTGAAGAATAAATGTATTAATAACAACACCTTTAAGGTCATTTATATTAATACATGTAGCATTAAAAGTAATATATTGATATGACATTCATTAAGTTATACCTTTAAATTGCATAATAATTTGATCAATTTTATGAGCATCCTTATCTACTTTTAAATATCCGTGAGCACTTAAAGGAGTATCTTTAAATGTAATATTTGTAAAATAGGGTGTACTCTTAATTAAAGAATCTTTATTAACAGGATCTAATATAGCCCCACCTGTACCTACAACCATTTGCGTTATATTATGTCCTGAAATGGTTTTAAAAGAAATAGCTTCATAGTTATGAGTATCTGCTGAAAATATAATTGATGGAGGATAATTATTAATAATTTTTGACAGATTTTCTTGATTTGGTAAGGCTGCAGCTCCTTTCTTTACAGAAAAAAGAGGTTCATGCATTATAATAAAATAGTGTTTACCTTTTTTTATGCAATCACTAGCATTAATTTCTAACCAGCTTTCCATAATAATCCTATTATGTTCTAATTGTCTATCAATATTAGTATTAGCTGGACTTTTATGAGAATAATAGTTACTATTAAGGAAAAATATGGCAATATTTTCATTAGTAAAATCAAGACAATAATAATTAGAAGGTAAATGCCAATCCTTATTATTATATCCATTTGGCATTTGCAAATGTTTCTGTGCTGTTTCTATAGAAGAATTATACACATTATGATTACCTAGTGCTACATATATAGGTACATCTGGTAAAAGCTGAATTCCATTATATAATCTTGAAATTGGATAATGTTTAACTTTGTGTTTAATACCAGATGCATTAATGGTTTCTTTTTTATCAGGATAAATGTTATCACCACCTAAAAATAAATATTTAATATCAGATTCTTCTCTAATATTTTGGAATACTCGAGCTTCTCTTTCAGCGCCATTATTTTTACCTCCTTTACTATTCCAACAACCAACAAAAATAAATGGAAATAATGATCCTGTAATAGATATAATTTGCCCAGTATTCATTCTTATACTCTATTAATACAATAGTTTTTTACATCGTTCCAATCGACATCAAGAGATTCATCAATGTCTTTAGAGAAATGTGTTATAAGAAATGATTGTGTTGCAGAGTTTTGAAATCGAATAATATCTTTAATCTCACAATATTGTCGAACAGATAATAATTCAGATTGTGTAAATTGTATAATTCTTAGAACAATATTCCAAGCATGTTTATGCGGAGTATTTAGTATGTCATTTTTAGGAGTATTTCTGATATATGATTCCATTATCTAAAATATATACATGTGGATTGTTTAGGAGTCTGCAATTAGGAGTCTGATTCTGATTCCGATTTTTTAGGAGCTCGGATTCGAATTTCAGGATATCCGCTTTTTCGTGTAGGATTCCGTTTAACATACTCTGGATATGTTTTTAGGAGCCATTCAACAGCCTTTTCCTGTTTTTTTACACGATTAGGATCAGATTGTAATCCACCAGGTTCTTTATAATATGATGTTTTAGGTGCAACATAATTTAATCTTATTACACATCCATCTCTAATATAAGCCTTAATAGATCTAATATAATCATCTTTTTCAGCCATTTCTAATTTAATCCCTTTATCACCTTTAATGCCAGGGTTAATAAATCCGCAGAAGTTACCAACAATAAATTTAAGATCAGTAGAAATTGTAGGTTTCATAAAGAATCCATTTGGGACTGCATATATACCCCATAAAGTACATTTATGTTTTATACATTCTTTAAATCCTGTTTGTATAATATTAATTAAACTTCGGAGTGGTCTTTCGTGACGTTTATTGGATTCATCATATTCAATAAATCCAGAAATATCATCATCCATTGAAACTATTTTTTTACCAATAGGAAAGTAATTACTTATAAAATTGCGAACTTCAGCTAATCCAGGGACACCCAATATAAGTTTACCATATGATTTAGGATCAAGGGTATCTCTATATAGTTTCATTTCATCATTATTTGCAACAAAGACAAAAATTTTAGAGGCGGGTATATTATAATGTTTTAAGGTAGCAAGAGTTTTATTTTTTAGGGTTTCAGAACGATTATATGAAGGGATAGCAATTATCCAATCATTGTTACGTGAACTTCTAGTTGTTCTAGATGATGTGGGGTGACTTATTGACTTTCTAGTAGTCATATTCTAATAATATAGGAAGTAAATAAACTATAAAATCTTTCCAGAAAGTGATAATAGGAGTAAGATGTCTGATACAGATGATAATACGGAGAATACATCTTTTTTATCAAATTTAAAGAATACTGTAAAATACAAAGCGCATAAAGCAGTATATAATCCAGATGCAAATAAATTTGCAGAAAATCAAAAAGCAATAAATGAACAAAATAAAAAAGAAGAAGAACAGAAAAAGCAATTAGAAGAACAAAATAAAGAAAATGCTACGGATACTACTGAATTATCAGTAGGATTAGTATTCAATGAGACAATATCACAAATAAAATCATTAGCTGCTAAAATTATAATTCCATTTATTGCATTATTAATTGCAATGTTTGTAGCAAATGATATGATTATATATCCAAGGCCCATAAGATTAATAGCATTTATTGTAGTATTATTATTTTGTACATTATTGCCTTTTTATATGGGTATATTTATTCTATATTATTTATTAAAAGTTGTATATGCGTGGTATAAACGTCATCTATCAGATAAAGGAAATTCATCACATCATCAATATATGCCAACAATATTTACATTATTACCAATAACAACATCAAATGCATGTTCAGCGTTTGGTAGATTTTTTTATTATCCTATAAATTATCCAAAGTTTGATAAAAATGCATACGAAACTGGTGGTAAATTAAAAGAAATAATGAATAATTATTTAGGAGATTTAATAAGTAGTTTTACAGATTTTGATAAATATAAATCACAGCCATTATTTGTTAAATTGCTAAATAATATAACAGACAATTTTAGTAAAATGCATTTAAGAGATATACCTAAATGTGGAACAGATTCTAGTGCATTACAAGCATCAAATGTAAAAGAAACTCCAGCAGAAGCAACAGTAGTAGAAGAACCAAGTGCACCTAAAATGAATGAAAATGAACCATCAGGCTCACCATAATCATCATAAAAGATATAAAGAAATAAAAACTAGATATATAAATGCAACAGCAACCATTTGTATCTGTTATAACGCCAACATATAATAGACGCACGTTTATTCCAATATTAATAGAGATATATAAGAATCAAACATATGCAAAAGATAAAATGGAATGGATAATATTAGATGATGGCACAGATAAAGTTGAAGATTTATTTATTGAGGCTGCAAAAAAGATTCCTAATATTAAATATATTTATGATTCAGAAAAGAAAACAATTGGTGCAAAACGTAATAGATTAAATGAAGAAGCAAAAGGAGATATAATAGTAGCAATGGATGATGATGATTATTACCCGCCAACAAAGGTTGCTACAATAGTAACAGCATTTAATAAGAATCCTAAAATTAATTTAGCAGGTAGTTCGCAGATGTATTTATATTACACGTCAGATAAGAAGATATATTCAGTGGGTCCATATAATCCAAATCACGCAACAAATGGTACAATGTCATATAGAAAAAAATATACTAAAACTAATAAATATAATGAGTATGTTACACATGCAGAAGAAATGCAATTCTTAGAAAATTATAAGAATCAAATGATTCAGGTTGATCCTAGAAAATCAATATTAGTAATATGTCATACAGATAATACATTTGATAAGGATCAGTTAAGAACAAATGATAAATATAGAAACAATCCACTATTTAAAGAAACAACATTTAAATTAAGGGATTTTGTAGGTGAAAGTAAGATTAGAGATTTTTATTCGCATTTATAGACCTAAAGATAATTAGTATGTTTTTTAACTAATAAGAACTAAATGAATGAAATATTATATGAAAAATTATGTGTATTAAATAATATATATAATAATTCAATTGGAAATAAGGTAAATCATAATAGAGTATATGTACAGTCAAATGTAATTAAAACTGAATTATATAATCATCAAAAGGCATTAATAAATGCAATGCATGTACACAGAGATAGAATGACAAGAGGATTTATATATAATAATCAAGCTATAAATGGTAAACTAGGGATAATTGGTGATGAAGCTGGTACAGGTAAGACATTGGCAGTATTAGGGTACATTGCATCATTGGTTAATACATGTCCAAGAATAACATCAGAATTAGTAGATAATTCAAATAAATATTTTTTCTCTCACGAGTTATATGAGGTTAATGATGCGTCATCAACAAACTTAATAGTGGTACCACATTATTTATTTAATCAATGGAAACAAGAAATATTAACACATACCACAATGAAATATGTAGCAATAGAGACAAAGAGGGTATTAAAAGGAGATGATATAGCAGATTTAATAGTATCAAGTCAGTTTGTATTAACAACATCAAAGTGTTATAAAAATTTAGAAGAGTATGTGCAAGGATATGGTATAAAATGGAACAATATATTTATAGATGAGGCAACATCAGTATATATAAGCCCAAATGTACCTAGATTAAGATTTCAATTCTTATGGCTAATATCAAATAATTGGATGCCATTATTATTTAAATTTCCAACATTAGTAAAGAAAGATTTATATAGTTTATCAGGTAATATGACAATTAATAATGAATTAAAAGAATGGTTAATAGAACCACCAGCAACAACAATGTATGATGGAGTAATAGCATCATCAGCATTTTTAAAGGAGTATTTACCTTATAATCATAATGCTCGTCATTTTATTCTATTAAGAAATACAAAGAATGCATTAAATGCAAGCATTGTAATACCAGGGACAAATATATCAGTTTTAAAATGTAAACCATCTGCGACAATACAGGGATTAGTATCATATTTTAAATCAAGAAATTTAGATCCAATAATACCAGAAAATAAGATTAAGCATATATTTCAAGCATTATCAATAAATATTGTAGATGTAGATGAATATTTATTAAGTCAATTAATACATAAGCATAGTTTAATAAAGAAAAAAATTGAAGAAGGTGAATGTATGATATGTTTAGAGAAAGCAAGTAATCTATGTATAACAAATTGCTGTCATAATATTTATTGTGGTAAATGTCTGTTACAAAATGCAATTATTAATCACAAATGTCCTACATGTAGAGATCCATTAAATTCACATTCTCTAGTTTGCATTGATAAATTATTACCTGAAGATAGATTACTATCAAGAAGTAAATTAGAAGTATGCTTAGATATATTAAGGAATAATAGAAGTGGGAAATTTATATTATATAGTACATTTGATAATATATATTATCAAGTATATAATGAAATTAATAAATTAGGATTTAAGGTAGAACGTTTAGAAAATAATTTATTCACTTTACTCAAGACAATAAAAAATTTTAATGAAGGTAAAACACAAGTGTTATGTGTATCAAATGTTGAGTTATTACGCGGTATAACTCTTACAGGGGTTTCTCACTTGATTTTTTACCACGAACTGCCCGTTTACGAGTTGAAACAGGTTTTAATTCATTCTGCACAGCGGATTGGGAAGAAGACGCTTTTAAATGTTGTTCATTTAAACTCTGAGTTGTCAATTTAACACCAAGAGTATCATTTAATTTACCAGTTTGATATGTTGCCCATTGAGTAACACATCGAAATGGAATATTATTTTCGTTAGAAACACGATTCATTTCCTTCCAAGCATTAAATAATGCCGATTGTTTTGTTAATACCATTGTATATTGTAATTCATTTAATTCAGGGACCTTATTAGGTTTTTCATAGCATTGTAAATATAAGTTAGGATATTTTAATTTAAGACGATACGATAATGGAAGTAAATTCCAGCATTGATGGAAGAATGCCCAAAAGTCTGCTCGATCACTCCATCGTAAATAATCTAAAATTTCACTATATACTTCAAAGGGTGCTTTTTCTAAATATAATGGCAGATTTTGGTGAAATAAGAGACCCGCTAAGTTAGCATCCTTAGTTTCAAGATCAAGTTCATCATTTTCATTCCATTTTTCAAAAAGTGTAAACCACGCAGCTCTAATAGCTATATGAATATTTTTATCCAAACATTCTTCCTTATTTGTCCCATATAAACCTTGATTTTTATCATTATATATTAAACTTTGAGATACTTTTCTAATATCTCCTAACTGATACAATGAATCTGGAATTTCACGTTTGAAAAACTCTATTAATTTATCTTTTTTAGGCATATTGACATAATGAACACAACAGTATTTTAGAAGCTGCTGCATAATACGTCCTTCTAAAATATTACAAATTAGGATTAGTGGGCAATCAAGTGAAAAATTACGTTTTGATTTTAAATAATCTAGTAGTTCTTGTAGACCGCCTTTTTCTCCCTGAGATAGCCCGTCCATTTCATCAAGGAGGATAGCTCGTCCATTTGGTGTAGTGGGATGAATCCATTTACTAACTCCTGTTTCAATAAGAAGTGGCATAATAGTCTGTCTGAAGCTGGATCCAGTCCGTGTATGGCTTGCATTAAACTCCTGAATCCAATATTGTGCTTGTTTACAAACTCTGTAAACCATTGTTGTTTTTCCAACTCCTGGAGAACCAATTAAAAGGAATGCAGGGTGAGAGCGTGTTTTAAGCCACTTTAACATAGCATCTTCTATTTCTGGATGCAAACAGGCTGTATCCTTTTCAGGTAAACTGGTACGAACCATACTATTAAATCCTTATTAATTGTTCTTTACATTCAATTACACATTCAATTACGCATAATAATTATATTAATTAATATTATATTCAAATATACTACAAGTATAATAAAATATAATATAATGCATTCAACGGGAATCGAACCCGTGTTGCCACCTATACCTCATTAATAAAAATGGAAGGGTGGTATTCTACCACTAAACTATGAATGCATAGCGGATATTTCTATCCACTATATTCGGATATCTTAATTTATAGTTTTAAACGCATTAGTGTTTAGATCCTAATAGTTGTGGGCAATTACCACTGCCACTGCCACTTGGACCACCACCAGGAGGCACTGGAGTATTATTAGGACCCATACAACTCTCTCCATTTGAAATACCCTCCCAAGTTAAACCATATTGTATTGCTCTTTTACATAATTCATTATTCTTATCAGCAGGATTTGTACTTTGTGTTGCTAATGGGAAATAATAGGAGTCATTTTGAGGAGGATTTGTTGTACCATCAGCAGGAAATACAGATAATGCACTATTACGTGATACACCAATTGTATCAATACAAGTATCTACTGAACCACTGCTTGTAGTACGTTTAAAGTACATTAAATAATCAGGGCAAGTATTTACATTAGGAGGCCACGAGACCGGAGCGCCAGAGAATAATGAACTATCACTTCCAAACCATCGGATTCCATAAATAGAGAAAATAGCTAATGAACCAGCTAAAAATATTAATGCAGTAACAGTTCTTTGTGTAGTAAAAAACTTATGTGTACCAAATAATATTACTACAAGTGCAGCAATTATGTAAATTCCTAGATATATATTAAACATCTTCCTAAACCATTTTTAGAAAAAAGAGTAGCAAAAAATTCTTGATTTAATACATATTTAACTCCATATATTTCAGGGCGAGTATGCCCTTTTCTACCATAATTATTTCCTTTAGTACAATCAAACTCTAAAATAGGCTTTAACATATATTCTGGAATCTTATGATATGATCCCACCATACCTCCTACAATTGCAGCATTTGTATCAGTATCACCACCTTTCATTAGAGTAATTTTAATAGCATCTTCAAATGTAATATCAGGATTACGTAAAAAATATATTGCCATTACAAACCCCCATCGAACATGACCAATCATTTTTTTACAATTTAATTCATTAATATCAAGTGATTCTTCAAAAAACCATTGTTTAACTTTATCACTAGAAATATTAGATTCTGGATTATTAATAAACTCTTCAGTTAATTTAAGAGTTTCCTGTGGTGTTTTACCCATTAATATATTACAAATAGCAAATAGATATATTTTATTTACTTCTTTACATACATGGTTTGGATGAGATAAACTACAATCCATATCTGAAATACGAAGCATATCATTAATAATATCAGATTCATAATTAATAACATACGAAGCAATTGCAGTAGATCTCATTAATGCGCCATTTGCCTCAGATGTTTCATTAAATCTATTAACAATATCATTAATATGTCTAATATGATTATTAGTTAATGTATTGTTAGTATTATCTTTTGCATCTAATACGACTTCGTATGCAGCTTCAAATGCAAAACTACAAGTGCGTCCAATATCAAATGGAGCGGATTCATACCATTTTGCATATTCTCGAATCATAGATTTATAAAGAGTATCATAATTATTAAGACGTGAATTAGTTAATGCTTGCCATAGAGCTAAAGTTAATTCTCCATCATCAGTAATTTGTCCAGGGCCAACACGAATAGGTCCACCTCCAGGCATTTTCATAGCATCTAACGCCATCTCTTCAGTTATTTCACGCCCAATAAATTCTAATGTTGCGCCTGCTGCATCACCGACTAAAGCTCCTAACATTGCGTTATAGATCATTTAATTATTAATATGATAATACATTTAAGTTGTATAATAATTGGAATATGTATTAATATTAAATTATTATATAAACTTTTTCCTAAAAAGTATATTTTTTGCAAACTTTTTCCTAAAAAGTTTTTTACATCTGGCCGCCAGCAATAGGTGTAAACATAGTAGATAAAACACTACCAAAACCAGACATAGGTACAAGGATGTAATATACACCATACATGGTTAAACCACCACCTACAATACCGCCAGCATCAGCAGCTGGTGCAGCAAGTTGTGGGCCTAATAGTTGAATTTCACGGTAGAATGCATTGCTCCATTTTACAGTTTTACCCATATCACGAGCAATTAGGCCAGTAGTACCAGGAATAGGAGAACCTACTGATGCAAGTTGATTTACGCTACCACCATTATCAGTATAACTGCTAGTAGTGTTATTTAGTTGATAGAAATCAGTAAAACCAGCAGGGATTTGGTAAAAAGTAGTAGCTAGAGGGATTTGTCTAGTAGAGCTTTGAACAGAAGTCATTTTATACTATATATTTAGAAATTATTTGTCGGATGAGACAGATATATATTTTTAAAAATAGCCGCACCGTACTTACCAAATGATTTTAACCCAGTATGTATAAATCTAAATTGTAATATAAATTATAATATTAATATTTAATATTTAATTAATATTTGATAAATATAATTAATTATATTTAAGCTTGACCGCCAGCAACAGGTGTCATTGCAACAGGTGCTAGACCAGAGCTGAATCCAGGCATTGCAACTGGTACGTAGAAAGTGAAGTAAGCAGATACATTGTTGTAATCAGGGCCAGCAACGCCAAAAGTGGATGCATATGTTGAAGGATTTAATACTTGTACTTCACGGAAGAAATTAGGTACAGTTTGACCAGAAACAGTGGCCTTGATAGTCTTACCCATATCACGTAATAGGTATACATTGGTTGCTATAGTTATATTAGCATTAGATAGTACAGATGCAGTACCAGCATCAATGGCAGCTACGCTACCAGGGTAGTTACCACCAGCAATGGAAGGGGTCATTGCATAGAATGTTGATTGAAGGGCTTGAGTGTTAGCAGCAGTAACAGTGTAGTAAGTAGTGCTTACAGGGATCTGTCTTAGGAAACGAGTTACAGAGGACATTTTATATTCAGAGCTTAGAAAAAAAACACGGAGTGGTGGATAGAGATGTCATCAGCTGGAGCACCAATTCCTGATTTTCAACTTCCGTATACTACAACAATTCCTGGAGGTCAAAATGGGCGAGTCAATCTAACCCCCCAATCAGCCGCAGGCGGCTCTACCGTACCAGATACAGCCGGTTTTAGTTATCCCACTAAGACTGAAAAGGTATTTTCAGGTGATATGCTCCGGGGCAACTGGGAGCATACAGCACTAAGTGAAGCTTTCTTTACGCAAACTAATACAGAAATTATTCAAAGAAAAATCAAAGAAGAAGTCTATCGTAGAAGTGGTCCTAAAAAATATGTAATAGATGACCAAGATGTTGATGAAATTAAAATGATTATGCGTGCAATGTATTTACAATATGCAAAGAATAACCCAACAAATATTCAAGGTCAAATTAATGAACTGAACAATATAATTATTGAATGGAGTGCACCTCGTATATTATCTGAGGTAGATCATTATTTACATTATTTAAATGATATTTCACATATGCCTGTACCATTAGCACAACCAATGAATATGTCTTCAGCTGGTACACGTTCATTACCTCTACAGCCATACATGTAG